GACACCTTTCGGGAACGTTCCTTTGAACACAGGTGATATTTTTATCATAAAAGAATGGGACGGCGTTTCCTACGAGAAAGGTCTTGATGGAAATGACTACCCTATTGGTCTTCATGCGTTTCAAACGTTTGGAGAACAGACTATGGATGTCATTGCTTTTCACCCGGACTCCGACTTTGGAGCAACTGATGAAGTCCACCCAATGATCAACAGAACAATAGTTGATGGAGTTTCTGCTTCTTTGATTGATGCCATACGGACAAAGTGATGCTTGGATTCAAACAAAACACTTCAAATGATACTTTCATAGATGTTTACAGAAACATTGAAAGGCATATATCCAAGCAAGACGTAGATGCTGCCATAGGAAAGGGAATAGCAAGAATAAAAAGCACTCTGCAGAATCGCCGTTTTGGTTTGGCATGGTCCGGCGGTAAGGACTCCGTAGTTTTAGAATTCATTACAAGGCAAGCATACAAAGAATTCCCGTCTTGCATTGGAATGACTGATGATCTTGAGTATCCGGAATTCCTACGTTTTGTGACAAACAATATGCCAAGCGATCTCACAGTCTACAATAGTGGTCAAAACTTAAAATGGCTTTCTGAAAACTTGTCTTGGTTATTTCCCAAAGACTCAACACAGGCTGCCAAGTGGTTCAAAGCAGTACAACATTCTGCTCAAAATAAGTTCTTCAAAGAGAAAGACTTAGAGCTGCTTTTGACCGGGAGGCGAAAGCTAGACAAAAACTACGTAGGTAAGGACGGCATATATCGAAACAAGCAGACCGGAGTCGTAAGGTATTCTCCAATATATGATTTCACTCACGAAGAGGTCTTGGGAATACTTCACCATTACAGACTCCCTCTTGCTCCTTTTTACTCTTGGAACAATGGCTTTGTCGTAGGGACGGGCTCTTGGGCTGCTAGGCAGTGGACAGGAACAATAGAAAGAGCTTGGGAGCAAGTTTATTCTATTGATCCCTCTGTTGTAATGAAAGCTTCAAAATACATTAAGAGTGCGGAGGAATATGTGTGGAATTTGGGGCTTTCAAGCCCGTGAAGGCACGAAAAACGAAAAGACGATACAAACTATCATCAAGAGGGCTGACGAGCGTGGTGGACATTCTTATGGCTTTTTTGCAATCATGAAGAATGGTAAGCACTTGCTAGTTAAGCAAACCGGAAGACCGGACCCTAAGACGGTTTGTTCTTTGATAAAAGATTCCATTATTTGCATAGGACATTCCCGCCTTGCAACGAGTGGAGAAAACAGTATATTTGACGGACAGCCTATTGTGAGAGAAGACTTTGCTCTTGTTCACAATGGTATCACGGAAGGATACATACCCAAGAAAGCCGTAGAAGGCTTTGAGGCGAAGACAAATAACGATAGCGAGCTAATGATACCTTTGATAAAAAACAAAGCTCCTATTGAATTTGATCATGCTTATTTGGCTATACAATTTACGCCGTATGATTGGGAATTCAAGATGTCAAGCAAAGGGCTTCCCCTTGTTATGCAAGAGGAGGATGGAGTCACATATTTTTGTTCAAAGCAATGGTAAAAATTAGAAAGAAACACTTTTTAGAAAAGAATGTCTACGAGGCAGCAAAAGAGAGGCTTGTTAAGATATTCAACAATTACGATAAAGTCGTAGTGAATTTTTCTGCAGGAAAGGACTCAACTGCTCTTTTGTACCTAGCCATCGAAGTAGCCAAAGAGATCAACAAGTTACCGGTTGAAGTTTTGGCAGTTGATCATGAGATAGAAGGTAAGGGTACAATCGCATTATGGGAGGCAGTTCATGCGATGCCGGAAGTCGATATGAAGTTCTACTCACTTCCTATGGCATTAAGAAACGCTTGTTCTTTGCAGTATCCTATATGGATATCAAGGCATCCGGCAGAGAAAGATCTTTGGGTACGTGACATTCCGTCTTATGCTTTGACTGAATTGGAGAACTTTGTTTTTGAGTACGATGAAAATTACGAACATCCGGACGGGCTTCCTTTCAAAGCAGGGGGCGTAAAAAAAGCAATGTCCTTTCAGGATATCGCGGATACCTACATAAACAATTACAGGTCAAAAGGAATCACTGCAATAGCTTTGGTAGGACTAAGAGCTTCTGAGAGCTTAGCTAGATTCACTGTAATGACTAGGAAGCATAATGAATGTTATATCTCTAGTAATTTACCTCTTGCATACCCAATCTATGATTGGACAGCAGCGGACGTGTGGAAATACATTAGAGAGACAGGTCTCCCTTACAATACTGAATATGATATCTTGAATAACAAAGAGTAGGATCAATCTTTGCAGAGGAAGCACTACGTTCACTAGATCAATGGCAGGAAATATACGGTGATTATTGGCATAAGATCTTGGATAGAGTCGAGGGAGTAAAAACTGCTTGGCGATACAATAACGATGGAATATACACCGGAAACAAGTCCGAGAAACGCCCCGACATAACTTGGCAGGAATACACAAATGTCTTGCTTCAACAAATGTCACCGGAAAACAAAGCTCTTTGTACGAAGTCTATGAACAAGATCATTACGTACCACAAAAATCAAACAGACTACCCAATCACCGATAAAGATTCGGACTCGTGCCCTCTTACCGGCGTGTCTTGGGAGTTTTTAGCTAGGATAGCAATTAGAGGCGACACAAAGGAAAGGCAGCTCCAAAGGCTTCCACAGTTAGCAAAGAAAGCAAGAAGTCGTGTTAAAATGACAAGAGACGAGGCAGTGAATAAATTTGGAACGGAACAATACAAAAGGAACTACTATGCAAACCAACGATCAAAAACACAGGCTCCCTGACGGACGTGTCATGCCATTAGAGAGACTACAATGGATACACAGAGATACATTGCAACCGAACAATTACAATCCAAATAGTGTCGCGCCTCCGGAATTGGAGCTTCTTAAAACAAGCATAAAAGAGGACGGGTGGACACAGCCTATTGTCGCAAATCCGGACATGACTATTGTTGATGGTTTTCATAGGTGGACAGTTAGTGGTCACAAAGAAGTCTTTGAACTCACCGGTGGTTTTGTCCCGGTGGTAATCTTGGAACCCAAAGACAGAGAGCACCAACAGATGTCAACAATCCGACATAACAGAGCAAGAGGCAGACACGGAGTCTTGCAAATGGGAAGTATAGTCAAAGACCTTATTGATGGTGGTAAAACTGTCGAGGAAGTTATGAAGCGTCTCAAAATGGAAAGAGAAGAGGTACAAAGACTGCTGAATACTCAAGGCGTGATGGCGCACCCTGATCTTGACAAACCTTACTCAAAAGCATGGGAACCCGAACAATGAATAAGAAAGGGAAATCCTACGATGCAAAGGAACTTGAGAAGCAAGCTCTTGATGCTATTGACAAGTACAAACTCTTTTTTATCGAGGATGTCGTTTCTTTTTTACCTTGCTCCCGTGCAACGTTTTACAATCTTGGCTTAGACAAATTAGACAGCATAAAAGAAGCAATAACAAAATGCAAGGTCGATGTTAAAGTGCAAATGAGAAACAAATGGTTCAAATCAGAGTCACCGGCTCTGCAGATATCTCTCATGAAGTTGATAGGCAGCGAAGAGGAAGCTCACCGTTTGAATGGTACAAGAATTCAAAGTGAGGTAAAAGTAGAAGAGGTCAAACGAGTAATTAAGTGGGGAAAGCTTGACAGAGATAATTGATATATCTTTGCATGAGAAGCAGCAGGAAATTTTAGACTGCAGATCACGTTTCAATGTGGTACGATGTGGTCGTAGATTTGGCAAATCTCATCTTGCTTTTGCACTTGCTCTTGAGACTATGATATCGGTTCCCAATGCAAAGGTTCTCTATACGGCTCCAAGCGTTCCGGAATTAAGAGGCAGATACGACGAAGCTTCTGAATACTTTAGACAGTTAGGAGCAGAGTGCAAATGGGGACAAATCAAATTGGAGAACAGTGTACTCACTATGTCGGGAATTTGGAGAGCAGATGCATTGAGAGGCAATAAGTATCATAGGCTGATTGGAGATGAATGGGCATATTGTCCCAATGCTGAAAACGACTGGAATTTTGTCTTGAGTCCTATGCTTACAGACTACAAAGGCGATGCTTATTTTTTCTCGACACCGAAGGGAAAGAATCACTTTGCAGAGATTGATACGATGCAAGACAAGTACGAAGATTGGAAGTCTTTTCATTACACGACATACGATAACCCTTTGATAGATCCAAGTGAAGTCGATAGGCAAAGAGAAGTTCTGCCATCGCTTGTCTTTGCACAGGAATACTTGGCAGAATATGTAGACAGGGATGCTGCTAAGATCAAGAGAGAATGGCTTAGAATATCAAATGATATGCAATGCAAGTCTTACTATATTGGAGTGGATCTTGCTATTTCTGAGAAAGAGAACGCAGACTATACTGCTATCTGTGTAATAGGTCTCACAGATAAAAAAGAGATAGTCATTGTTGACATGGTACGAGGCAGATGGAGCTTTGTTGAGATTGGTCAAAAAGTCATTCAGATGGAGAATAAGTGGAAGCCGAAAGTCGTAGCCGTAGAGTCCAATCAAGCACAGGCTTGGCTAGTACAAGAGCTCAAACGAAATACCAAAATGAATGTGATTGGGATTCCAAGTACAAAAGATAAACTATACAGATTTCAACCGGTGGAAGCAAAGTACGAAGCGGGTCTTGTTTACCACGTTCCTCATCTTTTACCGGAATTCACTGACGAGCTTTTATCGTTCACCGGAACAAAGCAAGACAAGCACGATGACATGATAGATTCTTTGTCAATGGCTTTTTCTGCAATTAGAAAAACTCCGTCCGTATATGTCTAGGAAATAACATGGCATTTTACAATAACGTTTTAGAACGTGTCAAATTTATCGCCGGTGGAATGGCAGACAAAAGAAGCAAGCCTCCGATTCTTTATGCAGATTCAAGTAGATCTGTATCATCAATTCAAAGTGGAAACGAGCTTTCAAGTTCTGCCGTTGGTACGACTTTTTCTTGTCTGCAATTAAGAGCAAATGGCTTGATCTCTGTAGACATGAAAGCTTACAAAGAGTTGAATTGGGACAAACAAGAGCTCTCAAATTCTCATTGGGTGAATAGGCTGCTCTCAAACCCTAATCCGTTTTTCACTTACTCACAGATATTCAAGTCCTTGTCAAATTGGTACGACGTGAATGGTAACTGCTTTCTTTGGACTCCGCGAATGGGATACGAGTATCCTCTTCAAATGTGGGTTTTGAACCCTACAAGGATGCGAGTCATTAAAGGCGGTGACAATTTTATTCAAGGGTATGTTTACCAATCTCTTAATGACGGAGCAATAAACATTCCGGAGCAAGAGGTTATTCACTTCGCAAATACATTCCCGACAGCATCAAAGCCCGACGAAATTATAGGAATGAATTTGTTTGGAAAAAGCATAGTTTCAGCAGCCCTCCCTTATTCAAGAATAGACTCCGAAGTTAGTGACTATCTAGTGAGGTTATTTGAGAACAATGCCACGCCTCCTTTGATTGTGAAGTCTGATGACAACGTAGATGAAGACTATTGGAAAACTCTGCAAAATAGATGGAACGAGAAGTTACCGAATTACGAATTGAAAGCTCTTTTGGCAGGCGGTCTTGATTTGGCTTTGCCTCCCGAGACAAGCGTCTCAACAAGTTACGATTCTATAAGCAAAGATGTAAGAGCTCAAATATCTCAAGTGTTCGGTGTACCATCCGGACTGCTTACCGGTGAATTCCAAAACAGAGCAACGGCAGAAGTCCAATACGCGATGTTTAGACAGCAGACTATTG